AATCTTCTTTTGAATCTTAGTTGGAAGTGTTGGAGCAACTCCATTTGTTTGAACTACGATTCTATTCGATAATTTTTTCTGAACATTGGCACTATCGTATTCAATGTTTTTAACAGTTACACTTACCGAACTTCCTAAGTCATCAGATAGTGTTAATTCCTCACCAATGTAGAAAACAACAGAATCATATAGTCTAAGTCTGTATGAATTTACGTTTACCTGTTGAGAGGATATTAAATTATGAGTTGATGGTACGTTGTAGATCCAACTATTGAATTTTGGATCATCTTGTAGATCAAATCCAAAAGAGTACAGCTTCATGCTGTCTCCGACTTCCATATTTGTAGTTTCGGAAGTATCAACGTTGTCAATTACGTTGACAAGTCTCATTTGGAGCAATGAAGTCTGTCCAAAACCAGCATATGCAAATGCTAGTTTATCTTCAAAGATGTCGGCACCAAAATTGAGGTCAGTGTTAATACCTGTGACCCCTAAAAACTGGTTTAAAGTTTTATCTTTGTATTCTGCAAGTAAAAAGTTAGCACCTTCTCTAGGTTTAATCAACAACTTACCAGTTCTACCAAATCCAACTGTAGAATCAACAATAATTGTTTCAGATTTCTCTGGAATTCCTTCTAAGGTTTTTGTTTTACCAGGAACTTCAAAAGAACCATCAAATGAAGTAGAGTCTAGAGAAATTTCATAGAAATCTTTCTGTCCAACTGGTCTGTACTCTACGTTATAGATCGAAGCACTAACTGTTCCAATGCCAGGAAGATTTTGTAGTAGTGGATTACCAACTGTCTGTGTAGGATCACCACCAAATAGGTTTTCAACTAGAACGTGTTTTGTTTTAAAGTAAACGTTAGAAGACGCAACTAAAGTCTTCTCAATGGGTTTGATAATTTCAATATCTTTACCATAAAGAAGTTTGAAAAGAATCTGATATGAAGCGTCAGTACCCTTAGAGGTATAAAAGTCTTTTGCCCTAGTTAATACATTCGCAACAGATGTTCCACTAACAAAACTTCTGTTTTCAAAGCCAGGTAAGAATTCTGATTTAAACTTGGTAAAAAATTGTTGTAAGAAAAGATTACTAAGGTTCTGTACAACTGCTCCAGCTAAGTGACTTGTAGCAGAGGTTTCAGAAAAGTTTAGAAATTCAGCAGCATCTTCTTTAGAGATCTTATCAATACCACTAAAACCTCTTGCACAACCCTCAAAAGTAGTTGCGGTTTTACTAGTGTATGTAATAATCTCTTCATCAATTTTTAAGAGACCATAATTGTCAGGCCATCCAACAGTAGAGTTTACATTAATGACTCTATCCGCACCAAAAATTTCTGCGGTGAGAACCGTTGCAGGCACTAGGGTTTCATTATTAAATGCAGTGATCTTTCGATATTCTGCAATATTATTCGCTAAGTCAAGAGAACCTGATTGATGTTCCTGTGACTGATAATATTGGAAAAGAAACTGCTCAAAAAGAGGGGACTCCTGATTTAGGAACTCAGGAATCTGACCCTCAATAACGTGAGATATTTTAACCCTTTTGATTTCAGACATTTATCTCGTATAGATTGTTCCGCTAGCGTAGCTAGATGTAGTTACATAATTTGTGGCCGCTGTATTCTCACCAGAAGAAACAACGTCAGGTAAAGCACTTACTGTACTGTGTTGGACATCCAACTGTAGATATAGGTCTTTCAGTGCAATAATATCATTCGACTGTGGAATAGATTCGACTTGAATCGTTCCATTAGGAAGTGAAGTACCTGTTATATTTACCACGTCTAAAATAATCTCTCCTTTGGTATAATCTACAATTCCAGCGTTACTCTTAACTACCAAAGGTTGGTTGTTATCAAGTTTGAATAGAACTAACTTACCTTTGTCAGATCCGTCAACAGGAATATCACCAAGATATACAGTTCCATCGATATTGCTTACAGTGAATCCAGTAGAACGGATTCCATAACCAGCACATTGAATGTAGAACTTATTACCAAAACATAACTCATACGTAGCAAACGTATTAAATTCAGGAACAATATCTCTTCTCATCTTGACCTTAGTAATGTTAGAGGTAACACCTCTAGCACTATCATCAATAAGACCTACAACTTTACTGTATTTGAATCTTCCACCAAAGTCATTTAGATCAGAAGATTTAGAATAAGTTGTTAATGTATTTGTTACAGCAGTGATTACTTCTGTAGGATCAGAAACGGAGTTGGTGTTGTAGTAAACAGAAGTATCAGTTTCAACATACAGATACTTGAGATCAATAATTTCTGGTTTGATACCAGCAATAGAATATTGTTTTAGTTTTCTAGAAATATCATCTTTCGTGATTTGTGATAAGAAGTTACCATTTCTAGGTTTGATGGAAATAAACACCTTACCATACTCAGGCGGATCCAACTCCTCACCCCCGTAGGAGGTCACAGATTCAACGTTAGGGTACACAAAGGGTATAATCCCCTTATAATCATTTGCCGTCACTGCACGGTACTGTGCCGCGTAGATACGAGGTGCAAGATATTTGATAGATGAGGTTTCTTCTACAGTATCTCCGTTAGATGCTTCCTCTTGTGTAGTGATAAGTGAGATTCCTGATGTTAAAACTGCTCCAGTATCATCGTTAAGGATACCTGCAAAGGAGAAATTCTTAGCACCGTTAGCTTTTGGACCATTTGTTACAATATAACTTACATCAATCCTTGCACCAGCTGGTAATTTCTTACCTAGGATACCATCACCGAACAAAATCTCATAAGTTTCGTCTTCAATTTCCTGAAGAAGGAATAATTTAGACGTTGCATCGACTCTAAGGATGTTTGAATACAGTTCGTAGATCTCTGTAGTCGTAGAAGTGACTTTTACACGAATAGAAGTCGAGTCAATATTCTGATTTGGAAGAATAAATCTCTGATTTGCTTGAGAATAGTCAACTGTGAAGGATTTTGTTAGATAAACACCCTCATAAATGTTGACATTAGCAAATTCTGCTTGATTATCGTCATTTACAGTAGCAACAAAGTCGTCAGCAATGGAAAAAATGTACTGTCCAGACTCTTGACGACCTAATGCAACCTGTCCAGCCTTCATTGTAACGATTCTGGTGTCGTTTTGACCCAAATCTACACTAAAACTGACTGTTGCCTTAGCAGATCTAGCAGATCGTGGTACATATCCAATGTTTCTAGCGAGTGCAACAACATTTTCTCTCAAAGTTGCACTATCAAGGAAGCATTCATTGACGGCCATGTTGGTATTGTAGGCCGAGAGGTATGAATTATACGCTAAAAGATCAATCAGAATCGAAAAGTTCGATCCTTCAAAGTCAAAATCAGTAAAATTACTGTTTACACGCAGGTAATCCTTGATCTGAGCTCTAAGATCAGCGAAATCTAGGTTTGTAAACTGATTAAAAGCCATTATACTCTAGTTGATTGGAGAATGAATTCGATATTTTGCGTCGGGAGGACAATTCCAACGATGTCGTAACTAATAACTACGTTCAATTCATTCGTATCTATGGGAAAACTTACGATAACCTGGGTATTTTTAATCCTGCCCTCGAAGTTTTCTAATAAAAGCATAATATCATCTTCAATTGACGTTGCCATTTGAAGATCTGGGTTCTCAAAAAGCGAATCTTCCACTTCAGAACCTACCAGAGGGTTGTAAAAACGCTCTCCAATACGTGTTCTGACTAAATTTGTGACCGATCGCTTGATTGCATCCTCATCATAAAAGGCTCCAATGTCATTTGTAACAGGATGTTTAGCAAATGCCAGACTAATATCTTTAAATTTTCTGGATGTGACCTTTAGTCTATCGATCAGAGCCATTTTTGAACCTTAGTTTACATCTATTTAAGCACTTTCCCCGATGATCGGTTCTGTGCCATACTCCCAATCATCATAATCGTCATCATTTCTGATCTCTTCATGTAGTTTATTCTGTCTTTTGAAGTCGTGTTTAGCATCGCCAACCACTTCTCGTAGCATTTTTTCGTGCTGTTGGGCACCCAAGTTGTCAAGGAAGTCGTTATTTGGAGGAATTAACATAGTTAGAGTCTCTCTGGACTATTTAGAAGCATAAAAAAAGCGTCTAAACCCCCAATTAGGAGACTTAGACGCAAATTTGAGTAATTTATCAACCAGCAGCTAGCGGAGATTGAGTGGAATTATCATTTTTAGCAGCTTTTTTACGAGCCTGTTGTGAAACATCATATTGACCCACTACTTTTCCCTCTGTTCCTGCTACTGCTGCAGCATTAAGTGGAGATTTTGTTGGATCCGAATCAGCCATTACCTTGTCCTCGATAGCGTTTACGGGCTTTATTTCTAGAAGTAGCGGAAAATTTGGAATTTTTTCCGTTTCCTTGTCTAGTTTTTTTGGGAGTGGACTCGATAAAGGTGCCACCACCCTTTGCCATTTTTTTTACAGCCATTATTTAGTCAATTAAGTTTACTCAGGGGTTGCTTTTAGTCTTGAGGGAGAGACTCCTTCATTAATATAGAAGTCAAGTCTCTCTTTAGCTTGTTCTTTTGTCAGATGTACATCGAGTTTGAGGTCAGGAACACCCCAACCGTCTGTACCCAACTCCATAACCTTGTATAACATCAGATTACGCGAGTCTTTTCGTGTCCAACACGGATCTTAGGATCACACCAGATCTCATAACCCGCTTCCTTAGCATCGAGACAGAACGAAACGTCTTCTCCACACATATCCTGAACATCACCAGATTCAAATACCTGCATCTTAGGAGCGAACCAAGGATACTTCATGTCCTTGTTCTCAAAGACACCATGTTTGATAAGAAGCCAACCGAAACCAGTGTAGTCCACGGTGAAAGGCTTACGACGACGAGAGATAGACTCACCAGTTTCGTGGTTCATGACGCCACCATTCTTAGCGAAGTCTTCTTCTTCCAACCAGTGTGCAACCGAAGTGGTCTTACCATCTTCAGTCATGTACCAACCAGCTGCAATGTCCTTGTTCATCCAGACAAGACGATAGAACTTCTCGGTATCGAATACGATGTCAGAGTCGATCCAGAGTTGATAGTCATACTTCAGTTTACCATCCCAGGGCACCTGATCGGGTCCACGTAGAACGTTAGCACCAAGTACCTTGCATCGTGCAAAGTTAACCATGGAACTATAGTCCTGGGAGATTTGAATACTTGCACCAGTTTGTACTAGATCAAAGCACAACTGGACAAATGCTTTGAGGAAGATATATGAAACTCCTCGTCCAGGTAGGCAGAAGACGATTGCCTTACCTTTTACCATTTCTTTTGCCGCCTCAAGATCGAAGTCGTCTTCTACTTTCTTGACCTTAGGGGCATTTGCTTTTACTGTAAATCCTTTAGCCATAACATTTGCAAAGTTACATGATTAGTATACCACGTTCAATTCAAGTTGTCCATGATAACCATATTATATAGACAAGAATTAAAGAAACTCCTGACTATTACTGGAGTTGGGTGGATTAATCTTGGTGCTTTTCATTTTTAACTACTCTCACTTCACGATCCTTCAGATCATCTTTGGGATACTCAATAAAATAACACTTGATAAAGTCTAACTTGTGTTTCAGATCAATCTCAGCAACATCTGAAACAACTAAATCTTCTCCTAAGTAAACATCATAGAAATTCATCGGAATAACCTTCCATAGTTGCCAATAGATCCTCTAGGTCGGATCGGATATTAGGAGAGTAAAGTAGAGCTGTGTCGTTCTCAATACGGAATTGAATAGTTTCCAACAATAGATCGACAGTACAAGAATCTACATTTAACTCCATTCTTAAAATATACGTAAACTATACCGTATATAGAAACTTAGACATTTTCATTAATATCCCGTTCCTTACTAGGATCTGCAAGATTGTGAATAGGATCATATACATCATAACTATTGATAGCAACATCACCAGCAATAGAGATACGATAATCCTCTGTACTGAAGTGTGGCCATACTGCATGTTTCCATGCACTCGGGAACACAATCATCTGTCCATTACACTCCTTACTAATGTGCCAAGTCATCTCTTGAACTTGACCAATACTATCAGTATAGTACAAAGCGAAGTCTCCCGCAGAAGGTCTGAACCCAGGTTGAATGTTTCTTTCAATCCTACTATTAAAAGGAATGTTCATCCACACTACAAAGGATAATACAGACTCATGATGATGAAGACTTTGATAGTCTCCTACTGTACTAGCACGACACCAGAATCGATTAAAACTCAATCCATGAAAGTGAGTTGTAATTGATCTACAAGGCATACCCCATCGTTCGGCATACTTTGCAACTGCGGGTCGTAGAATTGTATTCTCCCACTTATTATCAGGATCAGTTAGTTCCCACTGTTTATCGTCAGTATCGATACTAACCAATTCATTGCCACTCCATACCGCACTCTTAGGAGAATACTTCTTAATGATATCCCAAGTTAAATTGAGTTCATCCTTTTCTAGTTTAGTATCAAGTACTCCCCAGTTATGTGGGTCGTGAAATTCATAATTCATTTGAATACAGCAGTAACACCTACGATCGACGCGCCAGGATTTCGCGCTAAAGCGATTTTTTTAGCATCCTCATAATCGGTACATACCATCTCCTCATAGAAAACAGTACCCGCTTTATATAAAGTGACTTTACACTTCATTTTACTTTTCTTGCATTAGTAGCTCTGATCCTCAGCAACACATAGATCATTAGTACAAACAGTGTAAGATAAATCATCTTTCCAATAAGATTTAAAGATTCGGCCCCAAACTACTTTGAACTCCTCTTCATCGAGGTTCTTAAAAAGGACCTTATCTTTCAGATAAACATGGTAAAACTTTTGATCATTCATAAGAGTTTCGTGCATCATTGTATCTAGGTAATCACACCTTCTTCTTCACCAATACTGTAACTATCGTAAGCAATATCACCTGCTAAACAAATACGATACTCATCAGTCGAGTGAATAGGTTGAGACATGTGATTAATATCACTAGGGAATACCATCATTGTGCCATTCTTCTGTGGAGACATTGGTATGATATACTTCCTTAGTTTACCACATGTATCGTTATATGTTAAGATCACTTCGCCAGCTTCGGGTCTAAATCCCCATTGATCGCGTTTCTCATCTTCACTATTAACAGGGTTATGTAACCATGTAACAAATGTCATAATAGAACGATGATCATGTAGTGCATGGTAGTCATGTCGAGTACTTGCTCTACACCAGAACCTACTAAACTTTAGACCCTGTTTGTGAGTTGTCTCTACTTTACCTGGAAGACCATACTTATCAATATAAGCAGACACTAAGGGGGCTAGGATCTCCCTCTCAAACTTATCCTTATCCTCAGTAATCCACCATTGTTTTAACTTACGAGGTACACTGAGTAATGTATTACCTTCCCATACTGCTTCAGTGGGGGCATTCTTCTTTAGTATACTCCAACATAATGCTTGGTGTTCTTCACTTAATACCGTATGGACTAACCCGAAGTTCTTGGGGTCTATGTAATCGATCTCCATGGGCATTTTTTTATACTGGAAATTTTTTTAAATGAGGTTTATATTTAGCTCTCGTTTTTGGTCCGTTGTAGGTTAGAAGGACCCATCGGTTTTAATACGCTACAACATATCAGAGCAAATCACTGCTCTTAAGTTGCTCTTATCATACCATAAAAAAGAGAGAGTGTCAAGCACTCCCCCTGCACATGTATTAGACTAGATCAGCATGTTTAGTGTTAATCTTGCCACGGTTAGTGTTAGTCCTGATGCCTTTAGTTTGTGTCAACCAGAGATCAGATTTACGAGGACGAGAAGCAGGGAGACGAACATATTTGATTTTCTGTTGTGTGTCCAGAATCTCAAGATCAAGGCGGGAGAGTGTAGCGTAGTCAGTCATGATAAGAAGAACGAAAGTGTTAACGAAAGAGATGCAATCAGTTAAGACGCATACCACTAAAGAAAGGAATTGAAGTGCCGTCAGTAAGACGAACATTCCACACATATGCCTTCTGATATACACGCTCACCAGGCAGACCATTATACTCTAGGATGGCATTAAGACGACTCTTAGTTGTATTAGACTGCCAACCACCATCAAATAACTGCACGAATCCTTCACCGATTGTAGCAATGTGGTTTCCGTGGAGATATACAGAAGACTCACCAGATTCCTGATCGAAAGTAACAACGGTGTTAGAAGAATGCCAGTTGATTCCTTGCTCAATTGCATTGTTCATTTGTGTTTCGATCTTTCTCATGTTTGTCCTTTGTTTGGTATACAACTATTATAGGGCATGAGAGGACGATTCCTAGGGGTTGTGTGACACTTTGCAGACTGTCTTTTATTGCTTCTCAGAGGCAAGCAGATATGATACACTGCCAGTTTCTGAACCCTAGCAGAGTTATTATAACAATGCCTCAAAGGATTGTCAAGACATTTGCTACCCTGTCGGTCTCATGTGTGGGTCTCAGAGTGTTTCCCAGACCTCCTTGACTTTTCAGAGGTTTTGTGATATAATGCCGTCCAAGATGACTATAAATTGCTACCTTTATTCAGAGAGATTAAAAGAGAGATAAAACACGCAACTATGTTTTTTTAACCATTTATTTAATACATTAAAAAAGCACCTTCGGAGATACTGTGAAGCATATCCAAAGGCACTTAGCAGTGTATTAGAGTTAATTAAGAGAGGAATAAGAGACTAATTCCTAACACTATTCCAATAATAATTACTGGATCTGTTTGTTTAAGTACTCGTAACATGTGTGCCCCCTATGTGTTACTTTATCTGGTGTAAGTATCACGGTTAATGTAATCAACCTTAGTTGCTAACTGTTTAATTTTCTGATACATTGCCCCCTGTTCACTGTTAGGAATGTTGGTGTATCTTTCCAAGTACATTAACACTAATAGTTTAATGGTTGATAACTCTTCCCGAGTAAATGTGTCATCTAATTGTGAAGCATTAGGGATCATAATCCACCTCTACTTGTGATTCGTATTCAGGAGCATCTTTCTCTATGAATGCTTCATAAAACTCATCAAACGTAGAATCGAAAAGATCATAATACTCTTCACAACTTTCTTCATTTGTAAGAACGTCGGGACCGTAACTACTGGTCATTTCTTTTTACCTTTATTTGGAACATGTCCGAGGTTTTCGACAATAACCTCTTTCACTTTCTCGTTTGCTTTCAGTTCAAGCAATTCCTTCCAATTCCAATTAGACGGACTCACACAGTTGCTGTCATCAACCGTAAAATCTAACGTAACCCGATAGCGTGAAAGATGCGTGGATTGAACTAACATGAGCGGTGAATAAGAATGACTCAATAGTATTTTATAAGAGTAAGTTGGTTATGTCAACGATCCTTCACATATGTCTGTCTCGCTTCATCAACCTCAGCATAATACTTGACGATTTCCTTATATAATTTCTCTTGTGATTGATAGTCTAAAAGTTTCGAGTACTGGGACGATCCTGTGAGTTTCATGATTAAAAAGTGTCAAAATTTAGGGCGGCGCGTCGAGCGAACTGGAAGCACCTGTGATATACTTAAAGAGACGATTAGTCCCTCTATGTTTACTCCTCTAGGAGGTCTGGATAGGTCTCCTCGACCTCTGTAATTAACTCATTGACTGAATACTTATCTAACGATTCATGCAAGTACTCAGAGACGATTTGGCAGAGATCTTTGATGTCTAGACCATCAACAATGCGATCAACATAATCGTTTTGAAGTTCATCACGATCAACGATGTTATCCTTTTGGATGTTAGTTTCAGTCATTTGGAAGAGAGAGTAGCGGTTTCAAGTTTAGAGAAAATACTATCAACGATAATATCAAATGTTTCTTTCTCTAGTGCATCAAATACGGTTTCGATTTCTTTCTTTGTGAGATAAACAGGATAAGTTTGTTCGGGTATATCTAAACCTTCACTTTCACTGTTATAGTATGACCACGACCCATATTCTTCGGGAGCATACCAAAAATCTTGCCAATCGTGAATTGAGTCAGTTACGTCGGAAATGTTGGACATTTAGAAAGCAAGATAGAGGTGAGCGGGATCTAACACTTGAGAGTCTGAATCAGTGTAATAAGTTTCACTCACTGGCACAAATTCATCCTCGGCAATGTCATAAACGGTGACTTGTTGTTGTAGTGTCTCAGATGAACAAACTGTAAGTTTTTCGAGTAATTCAAGATAGGTCATTCTGCGGGAAACTCCTTTACTTTGTGTGCAGCGAGTTCATACACCATCGTCCAGACTTTTTGTCCAGAGAGTGACATATCATCGCAAATAAACTCGACTGAATCCTCAAGTAGTTCAAGGACTTGGGTTGCTTCGTAGATGAGTTGTTCAGACATTTTCGATTTCGATGTGGTTAATGTGGAAGTGTGGATTGAGACGCCTACATGTAGCGATTGCGTCCTCTCTTGTTGGTTTGATGTAACCTAAAATGTCATACATTTGATGACCATTAGGACGAATCCATTCACCATAAAGTAGAAACTTAAACTCTTGCATCAGTTGTTCTCCGTGAGACGGAAGATTGCACTGATCTTGTCTACAACACGATTGTAAACAATTTCCTCGTAAGTATCATCGCCATCGAAATGATCTTGATACTCAGAGAGGGCACGATCGATGATAGTCCACTCATCATCGGTAAAAAGACCTTTGTAGATAGTAGCGGAAGTTACTTGGGAATCGAGAGACATAAACGAGTTGTTTTCTTTGACTCTTTAATAATACACGAGATCCGACCCATTTCCACAAAAAGTGGACACTTTGAGCAACTGTCCACTCCCCATCACCAGATCTCCGTCCAGCGTTTATGCTTCGCTTTGCTGAGTCTACCTTCCTTCAGCATGTTGTCACAAACACGGCAAAAAACCTCAAATTTCTGTTCTCTTGTGAGAGTATCTGCATCAGTGCAGTTGCTCATCACTTTAATCATTTTTGCTTTTGAAGTAATCATTCGCTCAGTGGGGAAAGTTTACGCCAAGGACCATAATCACGCAATACAATGTTATAATCGATTTCTTTAATGCACCAACCTGTAGCACATGTAATCTCCTCTATTAGGTCATCTTCGTCATCTGCTTCCCAGACACCAAGAGCAAGATCACGAGCAGCAATCTCATCATCGATTGAGATAGCAAACTCTTCGCCTTCAGGATAATCATCACTGAAGTCAAATTCGATTTCGGTTACATTGAATTGCATAGGTTTAAGCGAGTTCGATAAGTCCTTGGGAAGCAAGAGCGTTTAGAGTTCTGCCATAATGACCCTGCAACCATTTCCATGCCCCAGTGTCATAAATTTCCTGAAATAGTGTCAAAAACTCTTCCTCTGTGATTGACTCAGATTCGTACTTGAGAAGCAGATCGCGGTTTGGCATTAGTTGAGTTGTTGTTGTACTTGTTCGATGGTTTCTTTTCGTTTCTCTAGTACATCAACCAGAGAAGAATTGAGTAGTTCAATGGTTAGATTAACACCTAACAGAACAAAAATGGCAACGAAGAATAAACGCATTAGCAACAGGGAGCGAGGGCAGAGTTAAAGAGTTGAGGCAACATAGATTCGTCGGTTACTTGATAACCATAACCATGAGTGCGGGAATCAAACTCATACTGAAAATCTTTCTTGTTGATGTAACGTTTGGATTGAGTTTTGCCCATGAAAGTTACAACTTTAAGCATGAGACGATTGTGAATCTGACCCGTTGCAAACTTGACGGGATAGAAGTCAACAACCATGTGACCATCCTT